TTCCATCGACATCCTATACATTTACACAAACAGGAAATAATGGATTTAGTGTCGTAAACACATTGAGAGACCATTCATCGTATCTAACAATAACCTGTACATCAGGTCTTAATGTGAAGACATTCACTATAAATTTGCGTGGAGCTTGGTAAAGAGGAAATACGACTCCTTTTATCAAAAATGAATAATAAGGATATAGCGGTTATTTACAATGTCAGTCCTGCCTCTATATGGAAGATTAGGACTGGGAGGAGTTGGTAATATGGCATATGGTGGAACACTTATTGGTGAAACCGCATATAATGATTTTAGAGCGTTTTCTAAACTTTCATACAACTGCATAAAGCTTATGATGGACGAAAGTGAATTAATATGGAAATTATTAAAATATACCGATAAAGATGCTTGGAGTAAGGCAGATTTAACTCAAGAAGAAAAAGCAGAATTAATATACGCAGGACAACAAGATACATCTAAATATCACGTATTCATGGATGGTAAACAACCGGATGTGCTTATGGAAGAAGTAAGTTTAGTGAGAATAATGCCTCATTATGCTATTGGTTTAAATAGAACAATTGGACGAATACAGGTTAGTATGGAAGTATTTTCCCATTATAAAATAAACCACTTATCGAATTACCAAACAAGGATTGATACAATAACCGAAGAGCTACTGTCTATCTTTAATGGCGTAAGTGTGGGTGGTTTGGGTTTATTGACTTTCGACATGACAGCAGACCAAAGCTCAAGACTATTTGAGGCTGGTCAAATACCTTTTGGTGGAAAACAAATAATATTCGCAACTCACAGCGCATAAAGGGAATTAAAATGAATATTGAAAATTATACAACATACGATTTGCCAATTCCCTACAAAGAGCTCGACATATATCCAATAAAAGTAATAAATTATATAGCTTTCAATGTGTATTCTCAGTGTTTTCTTATAGAAAAAAATTATATAAAAGATGTAAAAATAATATCTATGACAGATTTAGAATATATATATAGTTGCACTGAAGAAGATACAGCGGCTTATCCTTATCTTATATGGTTTGATAGATTGTTATCTTTGTGTTTACAAGATGATGATAGTTTTGAAAATATAGAAAAAAGTATGTTGAGATATAAATATGAAGGGAAAAAACCATATTTTACAATAAATGGAAAAAAATATACAAGTGAAGATTTTGATAAAATAAAAGAAATAGTATGTGAACAAAACATGGTAGATTTGCCAGATTTAAGTATATCAAAACAAGTTAGAGATTCTTTAGAAGCGGCTCAACGATATAAAAATAAACTAAACGGAGTAAAACCTGCTTCTTTTGAAGATTATATTATATCTCTTTCTACCGTAACTGGTTGGACTATGGATTATATTCACTCGTTAAGCATAAGAAAGTTTATAAAAAGTGTACAAAGGTTAGATGCCCTTATACACTATAAAATTTATTTAAGCGCATCACTATCTGGAATGGTAGAATTTAAAGACAAGTCTTTTATAAAACATTGGTTAAGTGCAGTAGAAGATGAAGACCAATACGCAGATGTGTCAATGGATTACGACGCACTTAAAAAGAAAATTAGTTTAGAAAGTGCTAAAACATAACGCTTTCACAATAAAAATTAGGAGGTTCGAAAAATTATGAGAAAATTTTTAACAAGTGTCGCAGACGTATATGCGTATGATAGTAGTGAAAACTTACTATTTACAGCAAAAACACTACTCGACAGTTCAATAGAAGTTTCCTTGGGCTCTACCCCAATTCATGGTGGACAAGGTAATCAATTACAATATGTTTACTACCACACTGGGGAGATGAGCTTTACGTTAACTGAAGCCCAATGGAATCTTGCAATTTTAGCAAAAACGGTTGGACAATCTACGGATACTGGTGCAAACATTTATGTAGAGGAAAACCTACAAATTACCCGTACTGTTAATGTTCTTTCTGGTTCAGTAGTGGGAACACCATTAGCTTCTGGTTCTACTGCAACCCTTTATGGGTGGGCAGATACAGATTATACCATAGAGAACGGGTTAGCTACATATAGAGGAGAATTTACTGGTCAAGCTCTTGCTATGACTTGCGAAGCTGATGATACAATAGAAACAAATGATTACATTTGTGTTCGTTACTATGCGGCAGACGCTGATGCAACAGAATTAGTTATTCCTGCAAACATAATTCCATCAAGCGTTAAACTTGTTATGGAAACTCAATTAAATTCATCTGATGTTTCTACCAACCAGATTGGGACAGTTCAGATTATCATCCCTAAAGCAAGTCTTTCTGGAGCATTCTCAATCTCAATGACTGCCGATGGAGTTTCAAGTACTCCGTTAAGTGGTATGGCTTTGGCAACATTACCAACAGCAGATACAACACCTTGCAATGATGTTCCTTATTACGCAAGAATTGTTGAAAATATTGATGATGCAAACTGGTACGATGATGTAATCGCATTGGCAATCCAAGGCGGAGACTTTACTATTGCGAGTGGGACAACAACTTTGATTGTATGGGCTATCCCAGCCGATGCTACAAAACAAGCGTTTATTGTAGATAACGCTGAAATAGACTTTGTTTCTGCTACACCCGGTACTGTTACAGTGGGTGCTCACACTGGTGTAATAACCTATGTGGGTGATGGAACGTCAGTTGTTAGTGCAACTATTTCATCTAAGACAAGTATTGAAGCAACCTGTACCGTAACAGGCGCAGCATAATAATATCCTATTATATTTTAAAAGGGGGAGTAATATCCCCCTTGTTATTACTAGGAGGTTATAACAATGTTTGACAATACGGCAGAGATTAAAAAAGAAAAAGAGCTTGAAGAAGAACGCATTATTAAAAAACCAAAAAAGAAAAAACAAGCTTTTATTGTTACAAACGTCTCCTCTCTATATGTATTCTACAAAGATAAAGATGGAAATCTAGCAAGAATACCAAAGATAGATGGAATAAAAAAGGGAGATGAGATTACAATATAAACCAATAAACAAATACACCGTTTAAAAGCGGTGTATTTTTTTAATTAAATGGAGAAGTAAAATGACGAAAAAGGTTAAATTAGATGTTAAACCTCAAGAAAAAGAGATAATCGAATATAACGGGGTCAAAATAGAAGTAGACTCTGTAATGAGTGCTGGTCAGCAGACAATATTAATAAAACACTATGTTGATGAATATTTTGCATATAATTCCGAACGTCTCATAGATAATTCCCAATACAATTATTTAGATGCAGAATATAACTTAATGAATTATATTCTTCAACTATGTACAAATGTAGATACCGCTAATTTAGATGAGGATATATACAGCGATTTTGAATTCTGGAGAAAAATATCAGGTGCAATAAAAAATATTGACGATTTCAAACACAAACTTCATAGAGTTGTTCAAGACATAAAAGAACAAAAAGCAATAGAAAATTCTGTTGGAGAAGTAGTAAACAAACTAGTCGAAAAAGCATATGTTATACTGAATAAAGTCTCTGAAATAAGCCCTGAAGATATCGCTAAACTTCAAGATACTGGCAAAGAGCTTATCGAAAAACTCCAAGAAAGCTCAGTGGTATAAACATGTTAGGGAAACTCAAACGCTCTTTAAAAGACCGTTGTCCTTTATGCGGAAAGAACCTTCAATTGAGGGTACGAGAAATAGAAACCATTAATAGGGGAATGGAAACATTGATACCAGAAGAGTATATTTGTTGTTCTAATCGAAACTGTATTTATGAACAGGAACTAGAACAAAAAAGAGTGAGGAGAAGAGGAAAAGAAGAGGAATTAGATTTAACCTTATAAAAGTATTATTTTAAACCCTCTTTTATAAAGGAGGTGTATATGCCAGCAGAAATAGAAACTGATTGGGATTTATCTACGCAAGACTTAGAAGACTTGAGAAAAGAATATCCGATGGGAGATAGATATACCAGCCCTATGAGTCAAGTATGGGATACACTGTCAGAAAAAATTGATTCAAAAGATATAGATTTATCTGGTAAAGATTCAGAAAAAGCTATAAGTGATGTATGTTATAATCTTATTGAAAGATATGCAATGCTTCAAGAGCATGAGTTTAAAGAATATGGAGCAGAAAAACATGCGGCATATGCCGTTCACAGAATGCTTAAAAATATAGGTAAGGCTTCCGATTCCGGTGCTATAAAAAATACTATGACAAGTGACTCAGGCTTCTTTAAAGTTACTCACGGTGATGAATGGGAACTGGGTGGTAAAACAGTAAAAATAAACGTCAATAATGACGGAATGTGGGGAACTTTCGGAGAAAGAGCATTGATTGGTGCAGGTGTTGGCTCTGGGACTTCAATGGACGCTCGTCTTCCCGACCTTATGGATACAGAAAATTTAACACTTAGCGCAATTGAAGCAAAAGCTTTAACTGGAAAAAAAGTATCTGTTGGCAGTGTTACCATAGCCATAGACTATGAGGAAGATTTTAATAAAAAACTCGATATAGCAGGAAAAAAAGCTATAACGATGCGTCCAGCGGAAAGGGATGCGTTATTGGATACAGTAAGAAAACAAAATAAATCAATAAGAAAAGAGTTTGCAGAATATTTAGAAAAAAATGAATCGGTTATGAATTATATCGTAGCCAGAACAATAGGGGTACTTAAACTATTCGAAAAAATGTCATCGGCTCTTATTTTCGGGGTTGAAAAACAAAAAGACGGTAAAAAAGGTCGCTTGTTTAGATATACCTCTGCGAAGGTATATGCCAGATTAAGATATAAGGAGATATTAAAAAAATTAAAAGAGTCATGGGGGAATGAAGATGGTTTTGGGTTCATTAAAGTTACTGTCAAGTGGATACACGGGAAACCTTCAGAGAATCTCAACTATACAGAATATGCAAACATAGAACTAGATGTTAAAATCCCTCCGAATCAAATGGAATTAACTAGTGACGGTATCAAGATGAGTACTGCCTTATATAAAGATGTATATGATATCTTTTCTAATAATGCCGAAAGACTTGCGTTCTTTAAAGAAATGTATAAACACCAAGAAAAAGGTGATATAGCAACAAACATTGAAGTTCAAACATTAATGGAACAAATGAAATCAGTTCGAAAGAACATTTAATAAAAGGAGAAATAAAAAATGAACATATGGGAAAAAGTTCTTAGGAACAAATCATTATGGTTAGCAGTATTGGCTTTATTGTCAACCCTAGCATTGAATTATTGGGGAATTGATAAAGAAGTGTGGCTTGCCATTGATGGTATTTTAGTTGTATTAATCGGGTCATTTGCTGTTGAAGAAGGTGCAAGAAGCATCAAGATTGCTTTAAACGATGCCGTTGTACAACTTAGGAAATTGAATAAAAGTAAATAAGGAGTCAATATGAGCGAACAGCTTTCGAGCTTACTCTATCAAGTTGGATTAGCTCTACTTGTTCCGTTGGGTATCATCGTTACAGCATGGGGAAAACTTATTCAACAGAAGATACAACTACGTGCTCTCCAAATAAAAGGTGATAGATGGGGGGAAACCCAAACAATAGTTCAAACTGCTATTATGTCGGCAGAAAAACAACTTAAACTTGGTTCGGGAAGCAATAAAAAAGACCATGCGATGAAAGTAGCAAAAAAACTTCTAAAAAATCACAAGATAAAATTAGAAGATGACATTCTTTCAGAGATGATTGAAGCACAAGTGTGGGACACCTTTGACTCTCCAGCTATTTCAAATCCCGCCCCAATTCCTGCTGTAATAAAAGAAACGGAAGCGGAATCAAAAGTAAGCCCGACATCAATACAAGGCTAACATTTTAAACAGGGAAGTTCTTTTAACTAAGAATTTCCCTGTTTTTTTATGCTTTCAAGGAGTAAAGATGAATAAGAATATCGAAAAAGAAAGATACTTCTTTGGATTGGATTTAAGTCTAAATTCAACAGGCATTTCTGTATTTACAACCGATGATATGCGATTTGTGGAAACTGCCACAATAGCTATTGACAAGCGCTCTCCAAAAATGGGGAGCACTAAAAACAAATTGAAATATATCGGTACAGCGTTGTTGAAATATAAAAAACAATATAAACCAAAATTTATAGTCATAGAAAAGGGTTTTATGAGATTTATAAAATCAACTGCTCAATTAATGAGAGTGCACGGGGTAGTAAACTATCTCTTTGCAAATCTTGAGCAATATGAAATACCTGCTACAAAGATAAAAAAAGAATTAACCGGAGAAGGAAATGCTAGTAAAGAAAAAGTAGCAAAAGCTGTTTCTATAATGTATCCTAAAATTAAATTTAAAACAGAAGACGAGTCAGACGCATGCGCTACCGCAATCTGTTTCGCAATACAAAAAGGATGGTTAACAGATGTCACCAAGAAAAACGTACCGTAACAAAATAACATCGAACGAATTAACCGCACAAATCAACTCAAAAAATATAGATTTAATGAGAAGGTTTCTAAAAGAAAAAGGGGTTAGATGTAGTCCTAAAACAATAGTTGTATATGAATCAAACATGTTAATATTCCTAACTTGGAATTTACTTTATAACGATAATAAGTTCTTTGTTGATATAAAAAAGCTAGAATTTTCCGATTTCTTCAGCTTTGCTGTAGATGAACTAAAGGTTGGCTCTTCTAAACTAAACAACATGAGAAGTGTGTTATCCTCTTTTTCAAATTTTATTGAAAAATTCTTTGATGAAGATTATCCAGATTTTAGAAATGTTATCTTAAGGGTTGTTGAATCAGCCCCAAAAGATGAAAGAAGAGAAAAATCAATCCTATCAGATAAACAGGTTGAAAAATTATTACAACATTTAAAGAAAACAGATTCTCAAAAAGCATGTTGGTTGGCATTGGCTGTAACAAGTGGATGCAGATTTTCAGAATTATTGCGTTTTGAAATAGACCATATAGATGAAAATAGAACAGCCTTTGGGGATTTATTTTTAGAAACAACTCGACAAATAAAAACAAAAGGAAGAGGGAAAGCCGGAAAACTTCTTTATAAGTATATTTTAAAAGACAAGTTTCTACCTTTTTATAATAAGTGGTTAAAGGAAAGAAGTAAGATTTTAAAAGAAAAGAATATAAACCACAACTTCCTTTTTATTAAAAAGAATGGAGACCCAGCTACTACGGCGACTATTCGTGGTTGGGTTGCTGGTTTCGAAAAATACTTAAAAGTACCATTTTATACACATGCGTTAAGGCATTATCTTACAACGCTTTTATCTAAAAAGAACATTCCACAAATATTAATAAAAGAAATATTTGGATGGAGCAGTGTAATAATGGTAGAACTCTATGATGACACAACAGCCAAGGATAGAGAATATCCAGAGCTAGAAAACTTAAAAATATAACAGTATAATAAAGCCTCTTTCGGCTTTATTGAAGGAGGTTTTATGTCAGGAAATGTAAAACTTACAGTTGACATGATTGCTAATGCTAGTGGTGTGGCAAAAACACTTAGCAAAATTTCAAACATAGTAAAAAGTAAACCCATAAAACTAAAAGCAACTATGGCGGATATAAACACAGGAAATGCTCAAAAGGCTGTGGATGAAATACAGAAAAAAGCGAATTCCATAGATAAAATAGTAATTAAATCTAAAACCTACATTGATGGGCTTGGAAAAAAAATACAAGAACCAGTTGCGCTTATAACAACTTATACAAATAAATTAGGTGAAAGTATTACTGAAACAAAAAAATTAGTAGACGCCTCTAAAGCAATGGGTCGAAAAGCTACAGGCGGTGGTACAACTGCTGTAATAGATGTTAAAAAACAAACCAAAGAGATTGAGCAAGCGTTTGATATGAAGCTCAAGAAAATGGAAGAAGTAGATAAGACAGCACGAGACCTATCTACTAAATCGGAAAAGTTAAATAGCAAAGATGCCGGTGCAATTAGAAAACAAGCAGACTTAGTACAACAATTAGCAAACACATATAGAGACAAACTAACAAGAGCAAAAACAGGGGCAGCCGCTCAGAAAGTCTATAAGCAATGGGAAATAGAAGCTCAAAAATTAAAAGACTTAGATGTTGCTACAAAAAGAGGCGCTGTTGGTATACAGTCGTGGACTGAAAATATAAAACGTGCTTTTGTTCAATCTGTTTCTTATGCCACATCTCTTGGTGTTCTAAGAGTGGCACAACAAGCGTTAAACAAGACAATTCAATTCGCAATTGAGTTAAATAAAGAATTGGTTAAAATTCAAGTTCTTCAAGCCGAAGGTGCTCAAACGCCAGCGGAAATTAAAGCGTTGGCTAATTCATTTAATGATTTAGCTAAAGAGTTGGGTGCTACAACACTTGAAGTTGCAGAAGGTAGTGTTGAATGGTTAAGACAGGGTAAATCAATTGCTGAAACTCAAGAACTTTTGAGAAGTTCAACAATGCTTGGAAAGTTAGGTGACCTTTCAGCAGCTGAAGCTACTGAAAAACTCACCTCTACCCTCAACTCCTTCAAGATGGAAGCTGACGAAGCTATCACAATTGTAGATAAGTTAGTAGCAGTCGATAACGTCGCAGCTACCAGCACTAGAGAGTTAGCTGTTGCGTTGAGATATTCAGCTGCCGTTGCTAGTGAAGCAGGCGTTGAATTAGACCAATTAATTTCTTATATCGCCGTCGTTTCTTCTACAACTCGTTTGAACGCAGAACAAATCGGTCAAGCAATGAAGACAATGCTTACCCGTATGCAGGATATTAAATCGGGACAAATTGACTCAGAGGGACTAGGATTAAATAACGTAGAAAGCGCTCTTACAAGAATTAATGTTAAGTTAAGAGACACAGCAACGAGCTTTAGACCTATGGGTGATGTTCTTGAAGATATTGCTAACAAATGGGGTGACCTTAACGACATAGAGCAAGCAAATGTTGCTAAAGCTGTCGCAGGTGTAAGACAACAAAACATGTTCCTTATCTTAATGACTAACATGAATAAAGCGTTAGAGTTACAGGAAGTTGCTTTTAACTCTAACGGGTTGGCAATGGATAGATATGGAATGTACCTTGAAAACGTAGAAGCCTCTCAAAATAGACTTACCGCTACTATGGAAGGTTTGATGATGAGTGCAGAAGACTTTGATAAATTAATTATTGATGTCTTGAATTCTGCTTCTGCTGTATTGGGTTTTATAGATAGATTGGGGGGAATACCCGTTGTTCTTGAAGCAATTGTTTTTGCTACCCTAGCTTGGAAAGCGACTGCAATTTGGGATTGGATTTCTGTAAGCTCTAAAGCATTATGGGGATATATTCTTAAACTTGCTGGTGTAAGCACAGCCACAACTACTGCCACTACTGCAACTTGGAATTTAGTTGCCGCTCAAACCGCTTTAGAAGCAACTAATCCTATAGGATGGGTAGTCTTAGCAATTGGCGCAATGATAATGCTTGCCTCAAATATAAAAACTACTGCCGAACAAACAACAGAACTAACTGAAAACTTAAGAGAGTTGAACAAAGAATTTGAAGACCAGAAGCAAATTGCTGGAAATATAACCGGGCTTGCTGATGAATATAGAGAGTTAGAAAAGGTAACAGACCCCACAGTTATACAACAAGAAAGATTTTATGAAGTTGCATCTAGACTAAAAAAACTTATGCCAGAATTAGTTGTTTCTATGGATATATATGGAAACATGACCCTTACTAATAGCGGTCAATTAGATGTTTTAACAAAAAGTACTTACGATTTACTAGCTGCAAAACAAGCACTTCTAAAAGCAGAAGCCGAAGGAAGCGCCGAAACTTTAGGTTATAATTTATCATCCGCAGAATATGATGCAAAAAATAATCCAGCCTATACAGGTGTCGATAAAGCCAAAATGGAAGTAGAATATCAAGAAGCTCTTGCTAAAGCTAGAGAATCATTTGCTTTAATGGGTACAGACGCTAGAAATATATTTCTCTCTGCGTTATCAAGATATTCCCCAGAGCTGGCAAAAGAGTTTGCAGATTTTCAAACCACAGTATTTAAAAATTCACTGGAAGCTTCTTACGCTGAACGTAGTGCTATTATTAAAAAGGATAATGACAGGATTCAACAAGAGAGAATTGATGCAGCTAAAGAAGGTACTGGCGAATTAATCTCAGTAAGTGACTCAGAATTAATAGGTCAACTTGCTCCAATGAAAAAAAGCATTGAAGATTTCTATAAAGCCATATCAGACCCTGATAACATAGATACAGGAGCTTTACGCTCTCTTGAAATAGCGTATGATATTGTAGAAGGAAAAATAGTCTTAGCAACAGGGGCTGAACAAGAGTTTAAAGATGCTCTTTATGATGAGCATGTTTCTTGGCGCTTACTAGATGAGAGTCAAAGCGCATACGAAAAAGGTCTTTGGGATATACAAGACGGTACAGAGAAAACAACTGCTTCTATAGCAGACCTAAATAACGAACTGGATACATTAAATGACGTTATGGAAGAGCAAGCTGAAAACGGATATATAAGCAATGAAACAGCTTTAAATCTTATTACTAGTTATGCAGACTTGGCTCAGTTTCTTGAGAAAACAGCGGACGGCTATAAGCTCAATATAGAAAATGCAAAAACACATATTATGACCCAAATCGAAGAAGCTTTGGCTCTATATGATGTAAAAAACGCTCTATTCGTTGCAGCTAACGGACAATATGAGTATGCTAAAAGCGCACTGGTAGCAGCAGGGGCTACGGCTGATGAGATAGTACAAATAGATATCCTTGTTGGAAAATTAAATTCACTTGGTACTGCTTTAGCTAGTGGTCTTGGTAGTGGTGGTAGTGGTGGAAAATCTACCGCTCAACTAGCTAACGAAGCACAACAACAAGCTTATAAAGACCAGATAGAACTAGAAAAGAAAATGGCTAAAGCTAGAATAGACGCTCTCAATGAACAACTCGATGCATATAAGAAACTAATAGATGAGCGCAAAGACTATCTCAAGAGCTTAAAAGAAGAAATAGAATATAAAGAAGATATAGAAGACAGGTCAAAATCTATATCTGATTTGGAATTAGCAATAACAAAACTATCTCTTGATAACAGCCAAGAAGCTAAAAGAAAGAGAATGGAGTTGGAAGAAGACTTAGCTGAAGAACAAGCTGATTTGGCTAAAGCTCAAAGAGATAGAGAGTATGACCTTCAGATAGAAGCTCTTGATAAACAGTTAGAAATTTATACAGAAATGATAGAAGGTCAAATTAAGGCTATTGAGAAATTCTTAGAGGAAACAGTTGATGCTCTAAGTTTAGCCATACAAGCTTTAGCAGACGCATTAAAGAATTTAACAAGTGGTATGGGTGATTGGGGCTATGTTCCTCCTCCTTCAACGGGAGAAGGTGGATTTGAACAAAATCCTCGTGATGCATCTGGAACTACAAAACCCGCTGTTGGTAAGCCGAGAGAATCTATATTCCATGAAGGTGGTATTGTTGAAGGACAAGATAGTAGTGTAACTGCTGGTCTTAAAAATAATGAAGTATTAGCTAAATTGTTATTAGGTGAGGTTGTTCTGAATGAAGGTCAAATGGACAACATTATGCACAATATTTTACCTAGAATTGCATCTTACCCTGTTATGGAAAAAATAACCAATAATGATATGGGAAATATTGAAGTTTCAATGCCTATAACGGTAGAAGGAAGTTTGGATAAAACAGTTCTTCCAGATATAGAAAAAATCGCTATAAAAGTAGTAGATAAATTGAATAGAAATATGAGGGTCAAAGGTTTACCCAGAACGGTAAACCAATACAGATAATTTAAACAGTACGGGTGGGGAAAAACCTCACCCGAAAGGCGGTGAAGAAATGTCTTTTTCAGCTAAAACATTCATTTTGGATGGGATTCCTTCTGAATTCTTCAACTTGTACTTAGGTGATATAGGTGGAGAAGGAGAGAGTGTAAATCCTCTCGGTAATGACGTAAGTCTTATTACAGAAAAAATATTTAGGAGACCAGTTCCATTTTTATACGGTGCGGAGCAGACCCCTGTTTTGCAATTTGAGTTATCTGCATTTTTCCCGGGCAGTATGGATGTTGGGTATTTTACAAAAATATCTGGATGGTTATTCGGACAACAGAACTATAAGAAACTTTATTTATGCCAAGCAGATATGACAGATGTTTATTTTAATTGTTTTTTAACTGCACCACAGATAATGAAGATTGGAAATATGATAACTGGATTTACTACAACCATTGTTTGTGATGCTCCTTGGGGATGGAAAGAAAACTATGTTTATACAAATGACACTCTAACAAACAGTGGAGACCAAAGTATTACTTTATTCAATAATACAAATAATACTTTTTACACTAAACCAACAACTACAATAACCTTCGACACAGCGGGTGGTGATGCTACAATTACTAATACATCTGATAACGATAGGGTTTCATCTTTTGTTGGCATAGACGCACGTGATGTTGTTACTATGAACTCAGACTTGGAAACAATATCAGGTACTTCTGGCGACACAGATTTTTTAAATGGAACTAAGTTTAATTATAACTGGTTAAGGCTGGTCAGAGGACACAACACGTTAACGGTAAATGGACATATTTCTGAGATTAGTATTTCTGTACCAATTGCGGTTAAAACAAGCTAATTAGGAGGCAAATATGAAAAAACTTAATATTGGATATAACAAGTTTAATCAGTTGGAAATTCCAACTCTTGTACTTTGTAATCCAAATAAAGAAGAATTATATACGCTTCCTTTGGCATATAATATAAAACATAATATTCGTTACAATGCTTTTTCGGAGTTGGAGTTCGATTATCCTTACTCTAGAGATGCTGGCGAAACATCGCAAGATGAATATGAATTATTAAAAGGAAAAAGATTACTTTGTCTAAAAGCTTATGATGACATAAACGATGACGAATATTTTTTAATACAGGATGTCGATGAAAGCAACGATGGCTCAACAGGGATAAAACATGTTTTAGCCTACACTCTTGAGTCAGAGATGCTAACATCCAGACTTACTGGTTTTACTGGAACATATCTTCTAGAAGAACTGATGGACTTGGTTTTAAAGAAAATTCCAAGTTGGAGTGTTGACACCATTGATTCTTCCGTTGATTCTCTTTACAGGACTTTTGATTCTAACAATAGTACAGTATATAATTTTATAACAGAGGATATAGAAAAAGCTTATGGTTGTGTTGCTGAATTCAATACAAACACAAAGACCATTTCTTTTGTGTCAAACATAATACCCGCTACAGAATCGGATGTATTTTTATCTTTTGCAAATGTTATAAAAAGAATAGAATTTAAAGAGATAACAGAAGAGATATGCACAGGCTTATACTGCTATGGCGGAGGAGACTTAACTATACGAGATGTTAACCCTTTGGGTGGAACTGCAATATATGATTTTGATTATTACAAAACATCCGAGTGGATGACCTCTGGTTTAATTAGTGCTTTAACAAATTGGGAAAACGCAACGGTTGCTGTACAAACATCATACGCAAGTAAATTAACTCAACTGAGAAATACAATTGCTCAAAGGGAAGATTCTGAGGCAGATTTATCAGAGCTTGAAATACGCTTGGCGGTTGTTATTGAAAATATAGGGGCTAGTTTGCTGGCAGGTATTCCGGTAGCAGGATATCTCGATGAAAAACAAGAACTTGAAACTGAGATTACATCTAAAAATTCAGAAATATCAGACATGAGTGAAGATATATACGAAACCTTAAGCTTTCTTAGAAAAATAGTTCATAGCCTATACTTTACAAGCAAAATATCTTTTGACACTTTTTTAGATGATGTTACCGATTTATACGATACCACTATTGAGCTATCTTCTACTTGGTTGGATATGTATTTACAAAATAGTGGTGGTTATACAACATCTCTGTTGCACTTTGAAGGAACGGACGGAAGCACTACGATAGAAGACGAAGTATCATCTAGATTTTGGACAGCAATAGCTGGGGAAATAGATACTGCACAGTATAAATTTGGAAGTTCTAGCTTTCTTTTGGATGGCGGAATGGGGGGAATAGTTACTTTTGGAAATAGTGGCTTTAGTTTTGGTTTATTGGATTTTACAATAGATTGTTGGGTTAGGGTTAGTGCTGTTGATGTTGATACAGACATTTTTATACTTGGAGGATTTCAAGACGAAGACAATAACACTTTTTGCCAACTTTATATAGATGGAACAAGCGAAGAATGTTATGTACAACTTGAGAGTATGACGGGTGGAGTAACAACATATCTTTCAAGTTCTCCAACAGCGATTACTGCTAACGTGTGGCATCATGTGGCAATCGAAAGGTATGGAACTACAGCTAAGATATATATAGATGGAACTTCTCAAACCCTTGATGATGATGAAATTGGAGAACAATATATATCTGGAGGAGTATACCTTGTAGCCGCTGGCGCAAATCTTACTACAGCAGACGCATGGATGGATGAATTAAGAGTGTCAAAGGGAATAGCGAGATGGACTTCTGATTTTACACCTCCAACAGAACCATATACATTATACGAAACGGTTTTGCCAAATGACGGTGCTCAAATTTCAACATACTTTACGGATGCAATTAGCGGACTGCTATATCTTAAATCAGCATTGGAAAGTGGTTATGCCACATATCCACCAACATCAAGTCAGCTATCAAATATAGACGCTGTTTTAGATGACATAGTTAGCGATTTAGATGGTGCATATGATGGATTACAACAATTTGACCCTTTCAACAGTTTTAGTTTAAGGATATTGGAAGCACAATACCATTTAAATTCATATTTAGATATAATATATTATGCTTCTAACATGACATATGCTCAATATTTAGAGTTAACTGGATACATATATGAAAATACATATACCAATCAACACATTATAACAACTGACATAATGACAGCCAGTGAAATAGAAGACCAATCTCAGGCTCTTTATGACCAAGCAGAAGATATTTTAGACAAGGTTTCTGAACCTAGATATGAGTTTTCTGGAGAATTTTCAAACTTTATATCTATCGAAACTTTTCCTGATATTATATCTGAGCTTGAGTTAGGTAAAGCAATATATATACGAAAAGATGAGGATACTGTTATTGACGCTGTATTGTTAGAGGTGTCGATAACATATGATAAACCAACAGATTTTTCAATGACATTTGGAAACAGCTATAGATTAGATAATAGCCATTTTATTTATAGTGATTTATTAGGCAATGCGGCTAAAACGGGCACAGACGCTCTCACTGTGTAAATGGAGGATAAAATATGGCAATAGAAACTTATGAGGCACTTGTGAGAGCACCTGAAATCAGAATGAATCAGGGAGAAGAATTAACCGTTGAGGTTAACGCTAAAGATTTCACAGGTGTCAACCAAGAAAACCTTAAATACAAAACATCGTTATTAAAAATTTCAGAATTTGGAAATCCAGATAACTCTGTTTTACATACAATTACGGGAAAAAGAAATGCCCAATATGCATCAATTCTTTTGCCTTTTGACGGTGCGGATGAAAGTACAACTATTACGGATATTGGGTATGATGCAATATTTGAGTCGCCGTTTACATGGACAGCTAGTGGAAACGCCAAACTTCAAACAGCAACAAAAAAGATTGGGACTGCTTCTTTATATATGGCAGAAGCTACAGACTTTATAACATCTACCGAAAAATTTATAATATTGGGATACGATAATTGGAAGCTGGAAACATGGGTTTATTTTACAGAAGATGAAACAATAACCTTGTTGCTTGTTGATGATGGGGCAGACAATATATTTCAAATAGACGCTTTTACTTACGGAATTCGCCTATATATCGAAATTGATTCAACAGTAGTTACAGAAATATTCGGAGGAAATTCTTCTACTTCTGTTTCCTTAAACACGTGGCATCATTTTGTAGTAGAGAGAGATGATAACGACATAAGAGTTTTTATTGACGGAAATATACAAAAAACAATTCTTGCTGATGGTGCAAAAATGTCAAGCGAGATATATATTCCTTATATAGATGATTTTGTTATAACAGGAGCACCTACAGGAGAAATATATTTAGATGACCTTATGTTTGTAACAGGAGTTGCAGATAGAAAAGACAACTTTACACCTCTTGTCGTTCCTCAAACTTCTCCAAGTTGTTATAACGTGTTTTTCGATATAACTTCTGATATTTCTTCCACGTTGGCGGGTAAATATTGCGCAGAAATTTCTATTGGGGATGCAGGAGATAAATACACAAAAGCCTTAAATCACTTTAATGGGGTACATGGTTCTTTTGTTATTCAAGATGAGCTTGGTGGTGTTCCTATTCTTATAACAGGAGGTCGTTCAGCGGACGATGGATTTGACCCAGCGACAGTTCCTAAAATACTGGATTTAGGCATTCTTACCGATGATGAATATATTGGTAAAGGTTTATATGTTCCAGAACTAACAGAGATGGTTGTACCTTCTTTGAATGCTTTCAATATGGGCATGTTAGATTTTACCCTTGAAGCCAGAGTCTCAGTAGAAAGCGAACCCGCCGTAACTAATTATACCCTATTTGGTATTCAAAATGCTTATTCTTATATAGAAATATTCATAGACCCCGATGATAGTAAGCTAAAATTCGAATGGGAAACACAAGACGGTGATGAAGTTGGCACTGGAGAAGCAGATTTGGGAGATTTAAATGATGGAGATTTTCATCATGTTGCGTTAGTGAGAAACAACAACGATTGTATATTGTTTGTTGATGGTATATCTCTTACTATAACCGGAGATAATTGGTCGGTTGCAGACTTTGGAGTTGATGATGATGATTTAACTTCTTTCTATTATTTTGGTTCGGTAGAAGACGCAGGAATAATAGTGGACGAATTTAGGCTTTCCGTAGGTATAGCAAGATGGACTTCCGACTTTACACCTTTAGACACTCTTGTATCAATAGAAGACGATGTTCATGAAGAGGTTTTTAAAACTCACAGCACTTTACTAGTATTTCCATCTGGAACATAAGAGGAGGATAATATAAAATGACAAGTTTATGGTACACTTCCTCATACGACAACACATATAATTTTACTGAAATAGGGTTGATTGGGGGAGAATCAAAAGATTTAATTTTCAATGCCTATGATGCTTCTGGAAGTATTTTAGTAGATAATCTTTACGGTTTTATTGGCACTTGGAGATTATATCATTTAGAAGAATCGCTCGACAACCCTGTTCTAACAAAAACAGTATATCCTTCTGGAGATACAACACTTACTGTAAGTATTGTTTCAGAAAACACAACAAGTCTTTCTGGAACTTTCGTACAAGAATTTATAATAACAGATTGGGGTGGAAAACCTTATTCTGTCGGCAAAGGCTTGATGGTCATAGTACCATCATTATAAAAGGAGATAAACTATGCCAGCAAGCAATTACGCAATGAATATAATTTTAAGTTCACTTTTTGAGGATAATGATTACACCTCACCTGCTACCATTTATTTTGGGGTATCTACAGTAGCATTGGGCGCTACTGTGGTAGAAGCAAGTATTACAGAGCCATCTGATGCCCCTGTTTCAGACGGAAGTTATGCAAGAATATCAAAAACAGCAAATGTATTTTGGACTCCAGACCCTCCAACAGCACAAACTATTGCAAGTGACGATGATGTTGAGTTTGCAACAAGCACCGAAGATTGGGGAACTATCGCATCATTATTTATAGCAGACCATGCTAGTGCTGGAAATATACTTTGGTAC